GTACCACTCGTACTTACACCATTAAACATCACAGTAATCCGCTTCACCCATGATGGGATAGAAGTAAAGTCAATACTTGTACCACTGGTAGAGGCAACCGCAGTGCCAGAGGTAATGCCAAGAATTGCGCCAGAGTTGATCGTGACGCTTGCTGATCCATCAATTGTTGTGCTCATTGTTTAGCCCTCGTACAAAATGTTGATTGAACCAAGGTCAAAAGTATCTGCGCCATTAGAGGTAACTCTGACCGCAGTAAGAACCGCGCCAAGGGTAACGGAGCCTCCTGTCATACAAACAAATTCACCAGAATTTTCCCCGCAAACACCTGATGCAGTCCATATGTTTCCAGACAAATTCATTATGGTTATATTGCCATTGACTGAAGCCGCTGCTGTTGAGTTAAACAAACCAAAACCCGTTGTGAAAGTGGCTGATGAAACTGATGATGCTCCAAATCTTGCACCGCCACCAACATAGCCAGTTGTTGCATATGTAGGTGTTGCACCTGTTCCTAACTGCACAAGAATGCTTGAAGCCGCGCTTAAACTTACAGTGTTCAACATCACAGTAATTTTCTTCACCCAAGCTGGCAACCCTGTAAAGTCAATGCTTGTACCACTGGTAGAAGCAACAGCGGTACTCTGAGTAATCCTCTGCAACTGCGCTCGTGATGCCGCACTGTCAGTCCCATAGAACTGACCGTTGTATTCAATCTGCCCAGCTGCGGCAGGACTTGATAGCGTGTCAGAAGTTAAAACAAGTATTGACATGATTATCCTTCGTACAGAATGTTTACAGACCCGGCATCAAAAGTGTCTGTGCCGCCTGCGGTGGTAATGCGAACACGGTCAAGAGTTCCACTAAGTGCAGGGGATGTTCCACCAATAGAACTTGCATTTGTACCGCTATCTGCCAAATAACCAGTTGCAACCCAAGTATTTGATCCTAACAAAGTTAAAGTTATAGCCCCTGATTGTGTATTTGCCGCCGCCCAATTTGCACCCCCAAATCCTGCACTGCTAGTTGAACCGCTTAAAGTTGCGCCACTAAAAAAAACTGCTCTGCTTGCGTATCCAGATGTAGTAACAGAACCAGAACCTATTTGAATTAAAAAATTTGATGTCGAGTTTGTACTCACCCCACTAAACATCACAGTGATGCGCTTCACCCAACTAGGAATGCCAGTAAAGTCAATTGAAGTACCTGATGTAGATGCAACCGCTGTACCCAAGACATTGACAGAATTGGTTGCAGTAGCTGCTTGAAGTGTTAGCGTGTTTGTACCCGCAACAGCAGGGGCAGCAAGTGTTACCGCCCCGCTGGTATCCCCCGAAATAACGACTGATGACATATATTTCCTTTACAGAACAACCCAGCGCGAGCCGGTTGGAATGGTGACGGTGATACCGCTGTTGATGGTGATAGGGCCAACAGAGTGCGCGTTGTTTGATGCTGTGATGCTGTAGTTACCAGTAACCACTTTTGTATTTTCATAGAAAACAGTGTCTGATCCTGCACCAGTTGCACCGCCACCCACCGCAGTAAAGGCAGTGCCGTTGTAGCCTTCAAACCGAGCCAGCGATGTGTTAAATCGGAGTTGCCCCGCAGCTGGTGAGCCTGTCCGCTGTGCCGTAGTGCCTGACGCAACCTTAATAAAGTCAGTGGCTGTGACATTCAATGTGCCAGCAACAGTCAGAGTCTTGCCAGCGCCAACATTTAAGCCAACTGAAGTACCTGTACCGGCGGCGGCAAATAATGCATCGACCAAATCCAGGTCCGCATTTACCTTATTTCCCCAAGTGTCAGTTGAGGCTCCTACTTCTGGCTTTGTCAGCAATAGGTTTGTTGTGGTGGTATCTGCCATTATTAAATCTCCTTACGCGGCTTCTTGCCAAGTGACTGAATTGTCTGCTAAATCTGTCCAGTTTTCTGAGGTGTCTGAAACTGGTGTCCAGCTTTCTGATGAATCGCCAGTTGGTGTCCATGTCTCGCTTGAATCAGACTCTGCCGTCCAGCTTTCAGCGTTGTCTGGCACCGCGCCCCAGCCAAAGCCGATCAACGTGCCAATAGCGCCAATTGACTCAACGCCAATTATGCCTATGGATATGACATTTGATACGCTGCCAACAGCGCCTGTGCCATCAATTCCAGTAATTTCTTGGAATATGATAATTTCTGCGCCCATAGTGCCAACAGCACCAGTTGCAGCGTTTTCAGAAATAGACACCAATGCGCTATTGACTACTGAGTCAACCTCTCCAGTTGATTGGTTTCCACTAATGCCAAGCTCTTTGCCAACCGACTCAACTGCTGTCGTTGAAGAGACTCCAGAGACAGATGTTGTCACTGACGGGCCAACAGTACCAACATTACCTGTAGCAATAACTCCATCTTCTTGTTCTGATATGTTGGCGAGGATGCTTCCAACGGCAGTCGTTGACGCATTGTTAGTCAACGCTAATGATGTTGCTCCTCTAGCAACAAAGCCAACAGAGCCAGTTGATGCGTTACCTGATGCAGTTGCAAGGATTGTCTCTGCAACGCTTCCTATGGCAGTCGTTGACGCATTACCAGTTATGGCATGGGTGCGTACCTCTGTGACGTTTCCAACGGCAGTTGTTGATGCATTACCTGTTATGGCAAAGGATGTAACCCCGCGAGTAACTGATCCGACAGCAGTTGTCGATGCATTACCTGTTACGGCATGGGTACGTATCTCTGTAACGCTTCCAACATCACAAGTTGATGCATTGCTAGTTATGGCAAAGGATGTAGCTCCTCTAGTAACAGAGCCAACAGCAGTTGTAGACGCATTGCCTGTTATGGCGTGAATACGTACCTCTGTAACGCTTCCAACATCACAAGTTGATGCATTACCTGTTATGGCGTGAGTGCGTACCTCTGTAACGCTTCCAACATCACAAGTTGATGCATTACCTGTTAACGCAATAGACCTTGTACTGGTAATGCTTCCAACATTACCAGTTGCGACTGTTCCATCCTCTTGAACTGATATTGTTTCTGTAACGCTTCCAACATCACAAGTTGATGCATTACCTGTTATGGCGTGAGTGCGTACCTCTGTAACGCTTCCAACATCACAAGTTGATGCATTACCTGTTAGCGCAATAGACCTTGTGCTGGTAACGCTTCCAACATTACCAGTTGCAACTGTTCCATCTTCTTGAACTGATATTGTTTCTGTAACGCTGCCAACAGCAGTTGTCGATGCGTTACCAGTTATGGCGTTAGTTCGTACCTCTGCAACGCTTCCAACGTCACAAGTTGATGCATTACCTGTTAACGCAATAGACCTTGTGCTGGTAACGCTTCCAACATCACAAGTTGATGCATTACCTGTTATGGCGTGTGTGCGTACCTCTGCAACGCTTCCAACATTACCAGTTGATGCATTACCTGTTATGGCGTGAGTACGTACCTCTGTAACGCTTCCAACATTACCAGTTGATGCATTACCTGTTATGGCGTGTGTGCGTACTTCTGCAACGCTTCCAACCGCAGTTGTTGAAAAGTTACCAGTAATTGCTTTTGATATGTTTACGCCAACAGTTCCAACATTGCCAGTTGCTACTGTTCCATCTTCTTGAATTGATATTGACTCTTGTAAGCTGCCAACAGCAGTCGTTGATGCATTGCCTGTAATAGCAATCGTCTTAACTGGTACGACAGAACCAACATTACCAGTTGCTGTATTGCTGGTAAGCGCTGTAAAGCCTACGCCATACTTACCTACACCATAATTTGCACCACCATATTGACCATAGTCATAAATGGTGGTGCTGTATGTGCCGGAGCCATAAGCACCACTACCATAAGCAGCCATGTTGCTGCCCCTTGGTTAAGCCAGCCTGATCAGGCCGGTGCTTGCGTCATTGGTAGGCATGGTCAAGGTAAACGTACCGGCGGTAACCGTCTGGCTGCCAAAGGTATGCACGCTAACTGCTTTATTTGACTGAGTTGAGTTATAAATCAGGACTGCATCAAAGGCCGTTGCTAGGGTAACAGTTGTGTAAGTGATGCTGGCACTTGGCGTTACAAACGCTGTAGTGCCGCTGGTGCTTGGCGCGGTGCCAAAGGTCACCGTCACGCCGCCTGCGGTGTAGTTAGTACCGGACACCTCGTTGGTTGCGCTGTAGGCTGTAGTGGCCGCGCTAACAGTAGCAGAGGCCAAGTACAGGGCAGCCTTAAACGTGTCGGCGGCAGTAGAACCGCGCACAACGCCAGTACCGAAATTGTGGTGGCCGACAAGCAGCTCACCTTTAAAACTGGTACACATTGCTTGAGTATTAGCCATGATTGCTTCCTTATTCTAAAGATTGGGCGACTGGTATAGCAGTCACGTTGCGTTTTAATTTCATATCGACTGAGCGATGCACAAGCTCGCCGTCTAGCCAATACTCAACCCACTGAGTTGTCTCATTGTCATTGTCAATTATGCCCTCTTTTTTTTCAAGAAGAGCGCTGTCCATTTCGCCTTTTGTTGTAGTAACAATAGCCATTTTTTATTTCCTTATCCAAATGTCCTTGCACGCGCCAACAGAGCGCCGCCAGAGGTTGATCCACGGTCATCAGCAACTTGCAACTGCTCTAAGCCAGCAGCATATAACGATGACCACACTGAGATTCTCGCATCATCTTGTAGATAAGGCGCAGCTTGTAACAGCGCACCGTACAGGTAAACGTCCGGTGCCTGAGTCAGCAGAAAATTAGTTGCAACAGTCGATGACAACTTGGTCAACTTGGCGTAGTAGACCAACTCAAAGGTGTACTCGCCATCAGGTATCGGCAGCAGCCGGAATTGATTGCCCACCACCGTGAAATACAGCGGTTTACCGCTGGACAAGTAGGTGGTATTCGACAGCTGATCCATTGCATCAATGGTCTGAAACTGCAAGTGCGTCACCGGATTGGTATCTAGCTTAATGGACTTGGTTTCCAAGAAGTCATCAGGCACCGTGCCGTACTCAGCGGCAGCTGCAAATGTTGCGTTGGCACGCACAATCATCTGCCTGGTGCGTAGCTGGCGCTCCATCTGCGCCTCGGCCAGGCTGATGAAGTCAGCAATAGCCGAAGTCAAATCAGTTCGGTTGAGCCAATCAGCCAGTGATGCTTTGAGTTCGGTGTAGGTGGTCAATGCCATTTAAACTG